CCATGAGCGCCGCCGAGGAGAAGGTACTTGAGATGCATCGCACCTACGAAGGCCTCAAGCAGCTGAAGCTCCAATTCGGCACCTGGCTTGGTGTTTCTATCAACCACCCCGACCGCATTCCTGAGATTACTCGATTTTTCGAGGAAGTCAAAGCGTTTGACCGCTACGTCTATCAAGACAAGATGGCTCAATCAGCCGTCGAACGCATGTACAAGGAGGTTCTCAGCGCCGGAATCGAATACCTCTCCTCCTTAGAGAAATTCAAACATCTCAAAGGAGGACGACGTGTCCCCATCTGGCTCAACCTCCACGGCCCTCCAGGCAAAGGCAAATCCAACTTCGCTTACGAGATTTTCCGCTGGATTCGCCATTTTCACTACGCCAATTTTGAGAACGACAAGCGGTATTTCAACGACCCCGCTGACCCCGATTTTTACACCGTTTATCAGATGCTCTTCCCTTTTCCCGCGGGAGAGCAGTATTTTGATGGTTATCACGACCAACCTTTTCTTTTTATGGACGAAATTTTTTCGAAGAAGGACTCGGCGGAGCGTTCTGTTACAGGCGCTCTGCTGCTCCAGCTCATCTCCGACGTTCCTGTCACGCTACTTGTGGCTGACATGACCAGGAAAGACACTCAACCGCGCATCGACTATTTCATTTCGACGTCTAACGAAGACTCTTGGATCGACACGGGACTTGCTTCGGAAGAAGCCCTTCACTCCCGTATCCTCCTCAATGTCTTTTGTGATCTCGATCATGACAACAAGTTCACCGCATGTGTCATTCCTCGGCCTACCAAGAATAAGTTGAAGATGGACCCAACATATCTGGAAATGGAGCGCACCCTTGACGCTGCGGCTATTGCCAAAATCGTCACCGATTTGTACAAGCAAGCGCCCCTTCCTGGCAACATGCCCATTGATTTTTCATCTTTTTCTTCTTTTGATTACAAGCTCACTCATCCGCGTTTCGGCATTGTCAGTTCTGAAGCCGGTAACGTTACGGTTACCCGAAACCACGCGAAACCCTCCAAAACCGAGAAAACTTGGTTACAGGAGCAGTTCGATGGTCTCGGTGTTACCTTTCTTCCCGAACCTGCAGAAGCTGTGAAACAAGGCAAGTCAGAAACTCG